AAAGGCATACTTACAGTTCAAGAATCATCTGTTGATACACTTGTAGTTAATGATGGTGGTAATAATTGCGATTTTCGTGTTGAAGGATTAAATGATGAGAATCTAATTTTTTCTGATGGTAGCACTGATAGGGTTGGTATTGGATCGGAAATACCAAGAGCAAAATTAGATGTAAGTGGTGATGTATATGTAGGATCATCGCAAGCAACAGGAGTGGTACTAACATCACCTAACGGTACAAAGTATAGACTTGTTGTTGCAGATGATGGTACTTTAAGTACATCTGCGGTATAACTAAATAATGTATTGCTAGTTAAAGGACAATGAACAAGATCAAAGGAGTATTCGACAAGGTAGTTGAATTGGATAAAAAATTCATTGCTGTGGTTGAAAAGAAACTTAATCTCTCTGAGTATCAGAGTAAGTGTCTTTCATTTGCATCTGGATTTGTTATTGGAGCAATTTTATTGTAAGATATGAGTGGTTATATTAATGTAGATAGTGAAGGATTTTTAATTAATTCTACTTCATTGGATGGTATTTCTGATGATAGGATGCAGATACTTAATGAGGTTATATCGATAACCAAAAGGATTTATGGTGAGAATTTACATTCTCTGTATATAATAAGAGATGTTCTTTTTAGTAGGAGTGGTTTAAATATCTGGTCTCTATTAAAGAATAGGAATGAAGATACGCCAATGACTGAGGATGATATAAAAATAGTTGATAGGTTGATGAGGGATGTTGATTATGGTATTGTATCTTTAGATGATATTGATAGATATCAAGAATTTACATTAAAAATACATTCTCTATGTCTTTCTGGTGAAGATATTATACCAAGTATAGGAAAGTTTTCTTTACCTGATATAGTTGATATTGGTGTTAATCTTGATGAAATTGATGATGCATTTTATGATTATGCTTCAGTAGGTATTGCTGAAGATCCATCTGATAAGGATAAAAAGGATTTGTGTCGTTGGTTGTGTAATAATATATTAAGATGTGCATATAAGATTGTTATGATTAGAGAAAAGAAATATACAACAGATTTGCAGTTATGTTGGGAAGGATATTCGAAGTATTATTCTGATACATCATATTTGCTTAAAGAATTTTTAGATTATTATAATAATCCTACTACAGATTTAGAAATGATCTCTGAGAAATGGGTTGATTTAAAAGATATATTAGAGGAACAGTTTGTTGAGCGAACACTTGACTAGATACACCATACCTATTATAATAGTAAGGCAAACACATCAAAGCAATGACGCTTACCTCAAAGTTCAGCAAAGATCTAAGCACTTTACGTGCAGCAGCAAACAAGGAAATTTTCCTTGATGTAAAAAATCCAAAACTGTATAAAAAATTAAAACGTTATTATCAAGATGAAGTAGTTTTAGATGGAGAAGATCCAGATAGAGATTATAGTCTTATAATCGAATGTATTAGACAAGATTTACAATCTGTTGAGGTTTAATGATTGAGGAGAAATTATATCAGAAAATTCGTGAGGTAATACCCACGGTTTGTGTTGATCTTATTATTACTAATGTAGATGGATTTTACCTTTTAGGGAAACGTACTGAAAGACCTGCACAAGGTCTTTGGTGGTTTCCAGGGGGTAGGATTTTTAAATGGGAAGAGTGGAGGGACACTGCACTTAGAAAGGGACAAGAAGAGTTAGGAGTTGAATTGGATATTGGTGATCTAGTTTCTGTTGAAAACTATTTTGCTACCGAAGAGGGATTCCATACAGTTAATCTTGTTGCACATGCTAAGTACTATGGTGCTGATATTCAGTTAGATAAGTCTCATGCAGAGTATAAATGGGTCAATAGAGTTTCTGAAAATTTACACCCTTGTGTAAAGAACCCTTTATTAAAATTTGGATTTAAGTAATGAGAGAAGAAAGACCTTGGGGATGGTATGACGTCATTGACGAGGGTGATAGATATAAAGTAAAGAATATTGAGGTTAAACCTGGATCAAGTCTTTCTTTACAAGTTCACCATCATAGGGCAGAACATTGGGTTGTTGTTGAGGGTACGGCAATGATTCAACTTAATAATGATAAGCAATTGCTTAGTGAAAATCAAAGTACCTTTATTCCTTTGGGATGTAAACATCGTTTATCTAATCCTGGGAAAATACCTTTGAAAATAATTGAGGTTCAAAGTGGACCTTATTTGGATGAGGATGACATTGAACGATTTGACGACGATTTTGGGAGAGTAAAATGAGCTATGCATTATTGAGTGTATCTAATAAGGAAGGTATAATTCCTTTGGCAGATGCTTTAATTGAACAGGGATATAAACTTCTTTCTAGTGGTGGAACTGCTAAGGTATTGATGGAAGAGGGTGTACCAGTAACTAAGGTCTCTGATTATACTGGATCACCTGAGATTCTTAGTGGTAGAGTAAAGACTTTACATCCTAAGATACATGGAGGTATTCTTGCAAAACGTGGTGATCCTCTTCATGATATAGATCTTAAATCAAATAGTATTGGTCTTATTGATGTTGTGGTAGTAAATCTTTATCCATTTAAAGAAACAGTCGCTAAACCAGATGTAACTTGGGATCAAGCAATAGAGAATATTGATATTGGGGGACCTACTATGGTAAGGTCAGCAGCAAAAAATAATGCATATGTTTCTATATTGACTAATCCAAATCAATACAATAGATTTATTAAAGCATTGAAAGAGACTAAGTTAAGTGATTTAAGACCTCAACTTGCATTAGAAGCATTTCAACATACTGCTGAATATGATCGTGCAATTAGTACTTGGATGAGTAATAGATGAGTAAGGTTGCTTTAATTACAGGTATCACAGGACAAGATGGTTCTTATCTTGCTGAGTTACTTTTGGAAACAGGGTATGAAGTTCATGGTATTGTAAGGAGAAGTTCTCTTATTAATACACATAGGATAGATCATATCTATGAGGATATTAAATTACATTATGGAGATCTGACTGATTCTGGTAGTATCATTAGTTTAGTACAAAAGATTAGACCTGATGAGATTTATAATTTAGGTGCTCAAAGTCATGTGAAAGTATCTTTTGAGATGCCAGAATATACTGGTGAGGTAGATGGACTTGGAACCCTTCGTATTTTAGAGGCTATTCGTCTTCTAGAACATGATTGTAGGTTTTATCAAGCATCTACTTCAGAGTTGTATGGGTTAGTACAAGAAAATCCACAAAAAGAAACAACACCTTTCTACCCAAGAAGTCCGTATGGGGTTGCTAAACTTTATGCATATTGGATTGTTAAGAACTATCGTGAAGCATATGGTATTCATGCTAGTAATGGTATACTATTCAATCATGAATCTCCTAGGAGGGGTGAGACTTTTGTAACTCGTAAGATTACACAAGGTCTTTCTCGTGTATCAGTTGGTAATCAGGATTGTCTTTATCTTGGTAATTTAGATGCTAAGAGGGATTGGGGACATGCAAAGGATTTTGTAGAGGCAATGTGGTTAATGCTTCAGCAAGATGAACCTGATGATTATGTTATTGCAACAGGAGAACAGCATTCAGTACGTGATTTTGTTGACATTGCTTCACCTTATTTTGGATTTAATATTGAATGGAGGGGTGAAGGTGAAGATGAAGTTGGGTATTGTCGTTCTGTGAATAGGGATGTTATTAAAGTGCATCCTAGATATTTCAGACCTACCGAAGTAGAATCATTATTAGGTGATGCTACTAAGGCAAAAGAAAAATTGGATTGGGAACCCAAAATTACATTTAAAGAATTAGTTGAGGACATGGTGCTTTATGGACAGTGATAGCAAAGTATTCATTGCAGGATCTCAGGGTATGGTGGGATCAGCAATTAGAAGAAATTTAGAAGAAAAGAATTACAGCAGCATTTATTGGGTTAGAAGAAAGAATTGTGATCTAAGAAATAGGGTACATGTAGACCAGTATTTCACACAAGCAAAACCAGAATATGTGTTCCTTGCTGCTGCTAAGGTTGGTGGTATCTTGGGTAATAAGAATCATCCTGCAGAATTCATCTATGATAATCTGATGATTCAGAGTAATGTTATAGATGCTGCATATAGAAATGGTGTTAAGAAACTTGTATTCTTAGGGTCATCTTGCATCTATCCAAAGGAACCTAAGATTCCTATTACAGAAGATCAGTTACTTGCAGGTCCTCTTGAAACTAGTAATGATGCATATGCCATTGCTAAGATTGCTGGTATGAGAATGTGTAGAGCATATCGTCAGCAGTATGGATTTAATGCCGTATCAGTAATGCCATGTAATTTATATGGACCAAATGATAATTATGATTTAGAAAATTGCCATGTTCTTCCTGCTATGATGTCTAAGTTTCATGGGTCATTGGATAAGAGTGAACATTGGCAACTTAAGATGTGGGGTGATGGAACACCTAAACGTGAATTTCTACATGTAGATGATCTTGCAGAAGCTTGTTATACTGTAATGCAAGAGTATGATGAAGATGAACACATCAATATAGGATCTGGTGAAGATGTAACTATTAAAGAACTTGCTGAGACTATTAAGGATGTTGTTGGATATAAACATCCAATTTATTGGGATACTGATAAACCAAATGGTACAATGCGTAAAGTTTTAAATGTTGATAGGATCAAATCCTTAGGGTGGACATCTAGAATTAAACTTCGTGAGGGTATTGAATCTACTTACGAATGGTATAAGCAAAATATTGCTTAATATGCTATAATATATAAAGGAGATTAACAGTTGTTATGAGTGAGTATGTAGGTAAGGCACTTGTATGTGGTGCTGGTGGCTTCATTGGAAGTCATATGGTTCGGAAGTTAAAGGAAGAAGGATATTGGGTACGTGGTGTAGATAAGAAATCACCTGAATTTGCTGAGACAGAAGCAGATGAGTTTGTCTATTGTGATTTAACAGATCAAGATTTTGTAGATAGAGTAGTACAGTTTAAAGGGTGGAGTGGGAATTTCTATAATGCAATTCCTTATAGGATGATTGAACCTTTTGATGAGATCTATAACTTTGCTGCTGATATGGGTGGTGCAGGTTATATTTTTACAGGGGATCATGATGCAGATGTTATGAATAACTCTGCAACTATTAATTTAAATATACTCCGTTCAGTTAAAAATCTAAATGATGCATATGATTGTAATAAGACAAAGTTATTTTTCTCATCATCAGCATGTGCTTATCCAGAGCATATTCAGTTAGACCCAGAGAATCCAGGATTGAAAGAAGATGATGCATACCCCGCCAACCCAGACTCAGAATACGGATGGGAGAAACTCTTCTCCGAGCGTCTCTACTTTGCTTACAATCGTAACTATGGTATTCCCGTTCGTATTGCTCGTTACCATAACATCTTTGGTGCCGAAGGAACCTGGAACGGTGGAAGAGAGAAAGCACCAGCTGCAATCTGCCGCAAAGTTGCTGAACTCCCGAAGGAAGGAGGAACTATCGATGTGTGGGGTGACGGTGAGCAGACTCGCTCCTTCTTGTATGTTACTGAGTGCGTCGAGGCGACTTACCGATTGATGCAATCAGATTTTCAAGGACCAGTTAATATTGGTTCAGAGGAAATGGTCACTATTAATCAATTAGTAGATACTGCAGCGAAGGTTGCTGGTAAGACAGTAGAAAAGAATCATATTGATGGACCTCTTGGTGTTCGTGGACGTAACTCAAATAATGATCTTATTCGTGAGAAACTTGGTTGGGATTATTTTCAAACTCTTGAAGAGGGTATTGAAAAGACTTATACTTGGATTGATACACAATTGAATTCATGAATTTATATGTTTATTTGCAGGGAGGTTTGGGAAATCAAATGTTCCAATATGCTGCGGGTGTCTCTGCTTTAAAAGAGTATCCGCAGTTTACTAATTTGAAATTAGATACTTCTTTCTATAATACTCAGGAAAGAAAAGTAATTGTTAACGGTCTTACTGGTAGGGGATATGATTTAGATCTTTTTAATATTACATATAATCAATGTGAGGAAGCACCAGAAGGTGAGACAATGCTTCAAGGTTGGTTTCAGAATATTGAAGAGTTTGCTAATGTAATTGATTTAATAAAGGAAGAGTTTACTTTTAAAGTTAACTTTTCAGAATCAACTCAGTCAGTTGAATCGCAGATATCTAAGTCGGATCATTCTGTTGCTATTCATGTAAGACGTGGAGATTATATTAATAATCCAACTGCTAACTCTCATCATGGAGTTCTTGACAAGGAATATTATGATGAAGCAATACGTATGATAGATAGTACGTATACACATCCACATTACTTTGTTTTCTCTGAAGATATTGATTGGTGTAAGGAAAATATTAAAGGGAAGGGTGAAGTAACATATGTTGGTGCAGAATGTAATGATATAAAAGATAGTGGACATCTTTATCTTATGAAGAAATGTGAGAACCATATTCTTGCTAATTCATCTTTCTCTTGGTGGGGTGCCTTTCTTGGAGATAGTAAATGTGCTATTGGACCTAAGAAATGGTTGGCAGATGGATCAGGATCTGATATTATGTTAGAGGAGTGGATTAAGGTATGAGGGTTTTAGTATTAGGATCCGAAGGACAAGTTGGAGCATATCTAACTGAATATCTTAATAATAAAGGTTATGATGTATTAGAGTTTGATGTTGTTAATGGTAGACATCAAGATATGACTATCATTCCTAATGCAGAACTTCATCGTAAGGTGATGTTAGCAGACTTTATTTTCTTCCTTGCATTTGATGTAGGTGGATCTCATTACCTTAAAAAGTATCAACATACATTTAAGTTTATTGATAACAATACTAGATTGATGGCAAATGCTTTTGGTCTTATTGAAAAATATAATAAACCCTTTGTATTTGCATCATCTCAAATGAGTAATATGTCTTATTCTCCTTATGGTGTACTTAAAAGGGTTGGTGAATTATATACTAAATCTTTAAATGGATTAATAGTTAAGTTCTGGAACGTTTATGGAATTGAAAAGGATGCTGAGAAAGCACATGTTATTACAGATTTCATCCGTAAAGGATTTGAAACTGGGGTTATTGATATGATGACCGATGGTACGGAACAGAGGGATTTCTTATACGCTGAAGATTGCTGTGAAGCGTTGGAAACGGTTATGCGTGAATATTCTCACTTCACTAGTGATACTGATCTTCATATTACTACTGGTGTCTATACAAGTATTCTGGAAATTGCACAACAGATTCAGTTATATTTTGGAGGTGAGGAGAAGGAGGTTAAGATTATCCCAGCTACCTCGAAGGATGAGGTACAAAAGGATGCTAGAAATATATCAGACCCATACATTAGAAAATGGTGGAAACCAAAAACAAGTATAACTCTTGGTATTGGAAAGGTTTTTGACTCTATGAAGGAGGAATATGTCAAAGGTTAGTACGATTACTCCATGTTATAACATGAGTAAGTATATGGAAGGATTCTTAGATAATCTTTCTCAACAGACTCATGAGGATCTTGAAGTTGTTATTGATCATAACAATCCTACTATAAAGGAAGTAGAGTTAGTTGAAGCATATAATGATAAGTATGATAATATTTTTCATATTCAAGTAGATGGTGTTGACCCTATTGGGATTTCAATGAATCGTTGTATTGAAAATGCAACAGGTGATTATCTTTGTATATGGAATGTTGACGATTTAAGAACACCTAATTCAATTGAAGTTATGGCAAAGGCATTGGATGATAATCCAGATGTAGATTTTGTGTATGGTAATTATTATGTTGTTCCTGAGTTTGGATCAAAGGAAGGGAACTTGGTTGATGAAGCAGGTAAAGAAGAGTGGTTGAAAATTGGTATGATTCTTGGACCATTCTTTATGTTTAGAAAATCTGCTACTGAAAAGGCAGGTGTATTTGATGAGCAATTAGTATCTGGTGCTGATTATGATCTAGCATTACGTCTAGCATTTAATGGAAAGGGAATGCACATTCCTAATATTCTTGGGTATTATTTAAATGAGGGTCTTGGTGCTAGTACTAGACCAAATAGTAAACAACCTCTTGAACGAACTGTAATTGAAATGAGGTATGGTATTAGAATTCTTGAAGATAGGTTTATTCCTGCTGCAAAAGAGAATTATGATATTGAACATATTATAGTTAATGATGAAAAGATCCCTGCTGTTAATTTCCAATGAATAATTTAATATTAGAAGATATTATTTCAGATACTAAGAGTAGTCCATATATTAAATGGAATGATGAATCTCTTCTTGAACTTATAAAAGATGATAATGTCTATAATGTTTTCATGTTTAATAAAGATGGAAATCATGGATATTTTTCTTTACTCCATAATTTAACATCTAATCTTGATGATGATGGTATTATTGTTGAGTTGGGAAATAGAGAAGGACTTGGTATTTTATCCATATATGATGCATTAAAAGAAAATCAAACATTCTATACACTAGATGTTGTGGATGATGTTAGATTTATTAATAATAAGATTAAAAATGATCAGAGAATATGGATCTTAAATGATTTTGATGCATTAGATTCTGGTAGGGTATCTGCAACATTTAAAGAGAAAAGTATTTCTATGATATTCATGGATACTATTCATACATATGAGCAATTGGCAGAAGAGTATATAATTTGGGGACCATATTTGAAAGATGATTGTGTAATAGTGGTTGATGATATTAGACCATCAATGCCTGGTAGGACTAAATGGAGGTGGCATACGGAAGTTGATATTGCAAACAAATATGATGTAACTGAATGGGCACATAATGATACTGGGTTTGGGGTTTATTTAAAATGAAAGTTGTAGGATTATTACCATTTAAGAATGAGGAGCATTTTCTTCCAACGTATCTTTCTAATGTTACTAAGGTATGTGATGAGATTATTGCAGTAGATGATAATTCAACAGATAATTCCAGAAAGATTATGGAAGATGCTGGTGTTATTGTTAAGGGATATGAGGATACGGAACATTTAAAGGGTGGATGGACTTGTGGTTTAATACGTCAGCATCTTTTTAGATATGGAAGAGAAGCAGGTGGAACTCATTTTGTTTGTTTAGATGCTGATGAAACCTTTACTTCAAACTTTGTACCTATTGCCAGAGATATAATGTCTCAGTTGAATCCAGGTGAAAAGGTTCATATGCAGTGGCTAGCACTCTGGAAAAGTTGTACTCATTTCAGACATGATAATACTGTGTGGAGTAATAACTTTAAGGATTTCATTGTTGCAGATCATCCTGATCTTTCATATGATTATCAGTATATGTGTGAGGGTAGAACCATAGGTCCTAATAATAATGATACTCTTCGTACATTACAAGTAGAGCATGGTGCTGTTCTTCATTATCAATTCTCCTTTTATAATAACTTCCAATTAAAACAGGCATGGTGTCAGATTGGTGAATTGGTTCAAAAAGGACAAGGTGCTGTTGGTGAGATTAATAATAAGTATAGTATTACTCTTTTGGATGATCATGTTGGGTTAGCAGAAATGCCGAAAGAATGGATTGAAGATATACCGTTGCCAGATATTCCCAATTTTGATCCAGAATGGAATGAGAAATATTTCATGAGAAAGAATTTATTACCAGACATTTATAGACATTTTGATGAATATGGAGTAGAATACTTTAAGGATTTACATGTATGGCACATCCCACAATTGAGAGCAAGACTTGATGGAAAAAATTAAAATTGCATTTATAAAATTTGGAGGTATGGCAAATGGTGGTACTGAGAAGTATCTTCAAACAATTGCAGGTCACCTCCCTAAGGATCAGTTTGAAGTGGATTTTTATTATTGTGATGCTGCTCCTTATATTGGATCAGATTTCAAACACCTTGATACTGACCAGTCTAGGATAGAGTATACTGAGTCTCATGGTGTAAATTTAATTAAGTTTAATGTTGGATTTAAAGATGTAACAAAACCTACTCATGATTGGGTAGATACTAATCTGTGGGATGTTTTTGATGAAGAGAAATATGATGTAATACAAACTGGGAGATCTGGACATCCAGAATATCCTTTCACCCTTATAAACAAAACCCCTATTGTTGATAGTATTCATCTTGCTGGAATGGCAGAGAATAAGGCAAATGTAATGAAGACTGTTCTGATATCAGAAGAGCAAAAGAATAGGTGGATTGCAGCAGGTGGTGATCCTAGTAGGGTAGTTATTCTCCCTGTTCCCGTTGAAGTTCCTGAGTATGGTGATGAATCATATAGAGAAGAATATGGGTGGGAAAATAAATGTGTTTTTGGTATGCATCAAAGAAATGATAATCACATTTTTTCACCAATACCATTAGAAGCATATGATGAAATTGAAAATGATGATACTGCTTTCTTAATTTTGGGTGGTAGTGTTAATTATCAGAAGCAAGCAAAGGATCTTGGTTTAAAGAATGTGCGTTTCCTTGATACTACTAGTGATGTGAATTTGATTCATAAGTTTTTAAATACTCTTAATGTATATGCTCATGGACGTTCTGATGGTGAACAATGTTCTAGTTCTATTATTGAAGGATTGTCTCATTCATTGCCAATGATAAGTCATGCTGCTATAAGTATGGGTCAAGTTGAGCAGATTGGAGATGCTGGTAAAGTTGTAGATGGTTATGAAGAGTATGCTCAGGTAATGATGGAT